CTTGTTCAGTTTAACGTTTAAATAAAAACAACTCTTTTCAGCGTAAAGAAATAAAAGTGAACAGTTGGGTGAACAAATACTGAACAGCCCTGTTCACTCCAATTCCGTCTCTTCCAGGGTAATCTTCCACCCGTCTTTCTCACAGGAAAGAATATCCTTCCGGCTCCATCCTGTTTGTTTTATACACTGTCTGATTGATTGGTACTTCTGAACCTGGTTGTCTTTTTTACATATCACATGTTTTGGCCTGCCACCCTTGGAGTCATCACCATCCGGTAGAATCCTCCGATTTATTTGCCCTGTCCAGCAGGGCATTGTTCCGTAGTCTTCCATGTTGTGTATTATATCTCTGTTGACAGTTTCTGGCAAGTGGGCTATTATGAATGTATGGCAAAGAAAAAGCTGACTGACAAACAGCAAATGTTTATTGTTCATTATGTCTCTTGTAATTTTCATCAAACAAAAGCAGCACAAAAGGCTGGATATTCAAAAAAAACAGCATATTCTATCGGTAATGAGCTGTTGAAAAAACCTGAAATTATAGCCGGTATTAAAAAAGAAATAAGGCGGATTTTAAAAGATATAGATAAGTTGACTTTACGGTGGGTAAATCGCGTAATCGAGATTGCATTTTCTGATCCGAATAGTTATATAACAAAAAATGGGGATCAAATCACTTCGTATTCTGATCAGTTAAAAGCCCTCGATATGCTTGGCAAATATCTTACTCTTTACAGTGAGAAGAGAATAATAGAAGAGGAGACGACAGAAAAGAGTCTTTCCCGTGAAGAACGGAGAGAACGGATTCTTGCTCTTGTTGAAAAGATGAAGGATTGAAAATGGGATGTGTTTATAAGGCCACAAATAAAATAAACGGTAAAATTTACATTGGGATGACAACAAAAACATTAAAACATAGAAAGAAGCAACACTTGTATGTTGCAAAAGCTGGAAAAACAAAATATGCTTTTCAGGTTGCTATTTGGACACATGGAGAAAAAAACTTTAAATGGGATATTATTTTTAAATCAGATGACAGAAATGAACTCATGGAAAAAGAGGCTTTTTTTATAAGGGGCTTAAAATCTTATATTGATAAATTTGGCTATAATGGAAATAATGGTGTCTCAGAAGAGGATAGAAAAAAAAGAAGACAAAGAGAACTTCTTTTGCTGGTAAATGATATAATAGATAAATATAAATATTCTAAACATCCGTTTGTTCAAAATGTCGTGATTGAAGCAATTAGATTTAAAAAGAAAATAAAGAGTGGAGATCCATTTGTTTTAGCCTCAGAAATAAAAATAAGAAATGGCAAAATGTCATTTGTCTATTAATAATTTAACAGAAGAAGAAGAAGAAGAACTTCTTTATCTTGTAGAACAAGAAGAGAGGGAAAGAGTCGCCCCGAAGTTCGAGTCTTGGCGTGAGCCGGCTGATTTTAAGGTTGCGCATGGTGGAAGGGGTGCAGGTGGGAAAAGTTGGAGTGTCGCCTCCCTCCTTGTCCAAAAGCTGCAAGCTGAACACCTGAAGTGTTTCTGCGGCCGTGAGATTCAGAAGACACTCGAAGAATCCTCGTATTCCCTGATATGGGATACCATTGGCAGGCTCGGATACGAGGATGACTGGGAGGCTATCCCGTCACGGTCCAGAATAATCAATAAACGCAACGGCTCGTATTTCTACTTCGCAGGATTGAAGGACCTGAAGACAGCCAAAGGGCTGAAGGGTCTCGAAGGGTATGACCTGTGTTGGATAGACGAGGCTGAGTCTATCCCTGTCGAGTCCTGGGACCTGATCTTTCCGACGTTCCGGAAAGCCGGTTCGGAAATCTGGATAACGTTCAACCGTGAAAAAGACATGGATCCGGTGTACAAACTGTTCTATATCAACCCGCCTCCGAATACGATTGCCTTGGAACTAAAGCCGGGGAAAGAAGACAACCCGTGGTTTCCTGAAAAACTTCTGACCCAGATGAACCATGACTATGCTGTACGCCCTGATATCGCCGAGCATAAGTGGGGAGGGAAGCCAAAGGCGCAGGGCTTCAACGCAGTGATGTCACGTGTTGCTGTCCGGGCTGCCATGAATCGCCGTCTCCCTGCAGAGGGGCCGTTTTCCTGCGGTGTTGATGTCGCCCGGTTCGGGGATGACAGGACTGTGATGTATCTCAGGCAGGGGATGAAGGTCATTGACTGCAAGATCCTTCATGGGGCAGACACTCAGAGAGTGGCGAAAGAAGTCTGGTCATTCGTGAAGCATAAAGCCTCGACGACAATTAAGATTGATGATACCGGTGTTGGTGGTGGTGTAACTGACCGGCTCCGTGAGTTCGGGGCGAAAGTTGTCCCGATTAATTTCGGTTCGTCAGCTATTCAGAAAAGGAAATACAAGAATCTTGCCACTGAAATGTGGTTTGAGCTGCCTATAGATGAGATAGACATTCCTGATGATGATGAACTTATGGACGAACTGTCTGAAAGATTATATGATTACGACAAAACGGAGGCAAAGATCATCGAGCCGAAGAAAGACTTCAAGGAACGATACGGGAAGAGTCCTGATAAAGCTGACGCGTTGATCCTCTGTTTTTATACAGGCAAGACCATCCAGTACACGCCGGGAGCCAAACGTGCCTTGGCGGCCAGGAGGAATAAATGAGTATTTTCAGCAGTGTATTCGACTGGTTCAAATCCAGAAGCGAAACAAATAATCCAGTTAAGACACAGAGAATAACGCCGCAGACCAGGGATTTCACAGACGGGATGCAGGTCAATCAGTCCCTCACCCGCGGATTGTATTTCGGGGATTATCCCGGTCTGAAGCTGGCATCGGCTTTGGCAATGGCTCCGGTGAAGATTCCGGTTTTCTTCCAGGGGTTCCCGATTCCAAAGACAGAAGACGATAACCTCAACGAGGTTTTGCAGGACCTTATTAAGCAGTTCAATGTTCAGATCCAGCAGATACACATTCAGCGCCGGCGGGAAGGAACTGTTTGGGTCTGGCCGAAGTTCTCCCAGGGTAAACTCTATTGGGAGTTCATTCCTGATAATACGGTCTGTGATATTATCCGGAATATTGATACGAACGAAATTCAGGAGCTGATTGTCGAAGAGAACATCACGATCACTGCAGCATACAGCCGGAACATAACAGTGACACGCCGGAGGTCATTCACCAGGGAGCGGATCACCGTTCAATACTTGGGAGACTCTATGCTGCCGACTGAACTGAAAGCCGGCACGGTCCGGAACCCCATCGGGATGCTTCCTGTCCCATTCTCCTGTGAGGCTGACGGGGATGACATCAGGGGTCATTCTATTTATGGCCGGATCATCAGTGACCTGAAAGCGTACCATGATATTGATCTGTCTCTGTCTACTCTTTTGGCAAAGTTCAAAATTAAACTGCTTCTCGGGACGGAAGACCCGGATGCCTTTGCGCAGGCGAACGGGTTTGATGATGCTAAAAATATGTTTTCTGATCTCGATATCAGCACGATTGATTTGATGATTCACAGGCCGGAATCGGGGGATGAAAAACCGGAGTTGATGTCGCCGCCCTTAGAGGCATACCAAGCTTTCATGGATGCGCTTAAAATGAAATTCAGGAAGGTCATCGAAGGGTCAGGTCTCCCTGAGATTGCATGGGGGCTGAAAACCGAAGGGAACCTTGCGTCAGTACAGGAAAATATGAGTACGCTGATGATGTACGTTCGCGGGGACCAGAGAGAATGCACGAATCCCTGGATAAAGGTTTTTACCGCGTCCCTTCAGTTGATGAATATCGTGAACATGAACAACACGGATTTCGAGTTGACAGTCGAATGGAATGATCTGGACTCTATCAATGACGAAACGAAATCTATTATCTTCAAAAACTTCGCGGAAGGGATCAACAAGATCATGAGTGTTGCCGGAATGACGAAACACCAGCTGCACCGGCTCTGGAATATGAACTTCCCGAATGCCACGGAGGATGATTTTGAAAAGTTCGTCCGAGGCCTCGGAGATATGGCAGCTTTCAAAGCCTTGGCGAATGCGGATCCCCTTACGGCGATGGATGCCGGCGGTATGCTTAACAGGGAGACCACTGTTTGACGAACGAGGCGTTCGAAGAGCTTTATACAGCAGCCCGGGCAGAATGGCCGAGGGTTCAGCTGTCCGCTCTGAAGAGAATCAGAGACATTTATATTCAGGCAGCCGATGAGGCTGCTGCTGTTGTCAGGGCAACAGAAGCTGCCGGGTTGTCCGACCTGACATCCTCCGGATGGCAGGCAATCGAGAGACAGCTCCGGGAAGGTGCAAGACAGATCAGTATTGCTGTTGAGGCTGGTGTTCCTGATGCTGTTTCTCAATGCTATTGGCTGACAGAGCGGACACCAGGGCCGGGACGAATAGATGCGCAGTATT